TTTAATTAAACGAGGATTTGTTTCATTTGCTTTTACCTTATTAATCTTTACTAACTCCATATATATAACGTATTTAATTTGTTTTTTTACCTAACTTTAATTTAATCAGTTTTTTAAGTAATTGTTTTCGTCTTTCTCCTTTAGGAAGTTTATCAATAAGTTGCTGCATCTTTTGTATTATCTTTTTCATATTAAAAGTCTAAAGTAAACGTTACTATAAGTAATGATATTTTTAATGTTGTGTAGTTAAATTCTTCTGTTGGATTTAAAACTTCCCAGCCTAACATAAATTTATGATGCGGATAATGTAATGCAATTTCTAATTCCCAATCCATAGTTTTGTTTTTTGTTGTTTATAATATTCCCCTTGCATCTGAAACATTTGGCGAACCTATTATATGTTCAGCTTGTTCGTTTCTTGCTTTCCAATTAAAGCTTTTAAGAACTAATGTAGCGCGTTCATCATATTTTATTTTTTCATCAAAATCTAGTTGTCTGTAATTTATTTCATTTTCTGTTAAGCCATCCTTTCGCAACATTTGATTTAAAGTTTCATTATGTATTAATAATTTATTATATTTATCTTGAAGTTTATTATAACATTCATCTTCATAAACTTGGCTTTCTTGGTGCTTTAATATAACTTTCTTATAATACCTGTATAATTTAATCATTTTTCTATCCTTACTTATTTCAGAAAATAATTTATTTTGAGCGTGCAATACGGTTGCGTGGTTTCTATCTACCATATTGCCAATTTTTTGTAAACTCCAATGTGTAGTTTGTTTTGCTAATTTAAAATATAAAGTTCTAAACTTTACTATTTCAGCATCACGCCTTTTATCTGATATATCATATCCAGCACATTTGTCTACATAATCTTTTATCATTTGTAATTCAATTTCGTATTTCATATTAATTTGTTCTTAATTTTAAAAGGTTATAACATTCAGCATATTTTTGTCTTGCCTTTCCTTTGTATTGTTGTTTAAATAATTCGTATAATTTTCTTGTGTATTGATATTTTGTTGTGCAATCTGCAAAGTATTTCTCTGCAAACTTAATTCCTTTGCCTCTAAAATACTGAACATTGTCTGCTGAATCCCCTGTTATACATTGAGAATAAAAATTAAACATTGCTTCATCTTCTGATATATCCAATATAACTTGGTGCTTGTAATGATAATTATACATTAAGCAAGGGAATTGTTTGTAGTCCTTATCTATTGAAACAATCATAACTTCATTTCTACCAATATCATCAGCAATCTGTTTCCAGTATCTTGCAACCATATCATCTGTTTCAACTCCAAAGCCATATATTGAATCATATTGGTCTTTTACAAATTGGTGCATCTCGTGTAATAATGGTGGCAGTTCTTGTTTCTTTCTATTGGCTTTATATTTTTTTGTTATAAGTTTTCTAAAGTTTCCTTTTGAACCGTTAAAACAAATTACTTTATCTATGGTATATTTTTCTTCTAAGTCATTAACAATTTTCATAAACTGCTGGTCAAACTTTGCTCTTGCATCTTCTATGTTAGTGTAGTATTTTTCATCTTCAGGATGCTCTCGTTTCTTATAACAAGAAGCAAATATTAAACTGTCTGCATCTACTAATAATATCATAATTCAGAAAGTGATTCTTTAAGTAAATTAGTATACATTTTTTGCTGTTTTGTATTTTCTTTAGTTACCATTGAAATAATTGATGGTAAATCTTTATAAAATGTATCTACATTAATAACTAAGCATTCATCTTTATCTCCATAACCAAGATATAATTCTCCATTACTACATTGTAAAGTGTGTATCTCGTGTACATAAGTATGCTTCTGTGCTAATTGTGCTTCTAATTCTTTAATTCTGTCTTTATCTTTCATTTGTGTTTGTTTTAAAAAGGGATGTTCCGTTTTTGATAACCAGTGACGATACTTGTTATTAAGTTAATGGTTGCACCCCTTTATTGTTTTACTGTTAATTTTAAAAAGTTACGTTCTGCTGATGGCTTTACTTGGTATGTGATAGTTACATCAGTTATTTCTTTATCTTGCTTTGTATGGTGTTCTATTTGATTTTTAAGACCATCCCATATTGCTTGGCTTACTATCATAATTTCTGTTTGTTTTAAAGGGGTTTTTATACCCCTTTGTTAATTGTTAATTATTTATTTATTGCTATCTCTTCCAACTTCGTTTGTAACTCTATAAAGTCAACTTGGTATTCGTAAGTTTTTATTGATTGTATCTTAGTCAATAATGCTCTTTCGATTAATCTAATCTCTTCTAATGTAAGCTCTAATTTTACCATAATTTCTGTTTTAATTATTAATGTTAAACAAATATATAATAAATAAACTTATAAACAAAACTTTTAATAACTTATTTTTAAATTACTTTTTCTAAAGCAAACCATATTCAGTTCTTATAATCTGTGATTTATCGTTTAGATTAATGATAACTGCCTGATTTTCATTCAGCAAGTAAACTTCTTTTAATAATCTTTTGTTTGTCCATAGTGTAGTATCAGGACAATATTTTTTTACAGCTTTAGGTAATTCTAAAGTATTTAGATAATATATGTAATTCCCTTCAGGGTCGCTAACAAAGTAAATCTTTACACCCTCAAAAGCCATTAGAGCATCGTGCTTGTCTTTTTCTAACATTTTAGTCTTATAGTACTTGTTCCTGAATTTCATCTCTACAATGCAATTAAAACCTTTAGGTGTTTTACCTTTAGCATCATATCTTTCAGAACCCTTACCAGTCCATTCTAATTCCCAACCATCTAAATTTAAAAGCAATACCATTGCCTTTTCAAGTTTATTAATTTTACTCAACCCCATTATCCCATATTACATTCAAATCTTTAATCCATTGTTTTATTCTTCTTGGATTACAAGTACAAGGTTTTTCGTATTTATGTTTGTAGTAGGTGCTGTGTAACTTGCAAACCAGTTCAAACTCTGCTGTGTCAAGGTGTGATTTTGTACCCAATCTAAAGTTCTCCCATTTTGCATAATCAAGTTTTTTAAATTTTACCATCTTTTAATTTGTATTTCATTTAGCTTTTTTCTTCTTTTATCACAATTACATTTAGTTCCTTTGTATTTATGCCAAGTATCAACAATGTATTTTATACCTGTGTATTTTGTAATATAGTAAATAACGTTTCCAAGTTTCATAAATTTTCTCTTTTAATATAATAAGCATTTGTATATCCCATATTCTTACAATTCCATTCACTTACTTTATCATAATCAACAAAATAAAATTCAGCATTTTCATTATCTAATAAATAAATAAACCAGTATTTATCTACTAAATTTAAGCCTTTTATATGACCTTCCTTATTAACTAATAAATGTGCTTTATTAAAATGTTCTGTTGTTTTAACATCTATCCTTTTATTTCTAAAAAATAAATCAGCTCCTTTTGGTGGGTGCAATGATAATAATTTAGCCATTTTAAATTCTATATTTTTATTCGTTAAATAATCCATTGCAATTAATTCGCCAACCAAACCAACAATGTCAATTTTTAAATTTATATCTCCCATTTCATATCTTGGGTTTTTTTTTCTTAATTCTGTATTTAAAACATTTCTGGCATTTCCAATTTCCTCTGCTATTTTCCAAAATGACTTTGGGTATTTATATTTAATCATAATAAAATTATTATTACTATAATTATTAAAAGTTTTTTTAGTTTGCTTTTAACTTTATTATATGTATTATATAAAGAATAGTATGGTATTTTTGATTTTCGTGAAAGTTCAGCAATACTTTCTTGCCCATTAATTATTTCAAAAACCTTTCTATCGTACCAATACATTCCTGATAATTCCTTTTGTATTTTTTCATAGGCTTCATCGTAATTAATATCGGTAGTATATGATTGTATATTTATTCTTTTTTCATTATTTTCTGGTCTTACTTCATCCATTGAATAAATAGTAATATTTTTGCCTTTCCTTTTTAAGTCTATAAATAATGATTTTAATGTTTTGTATATGTAAAAAGTATTTATATCGTCTTCATAAGTAATATCTAGTCCTTTTTCTAATTTTAATTGAATTTTTATATACATTTCTTGCACAATGTCCTCAGCTATAACTTGTTTTAAACCTAAAGATTTAGCCATATAAATCCATTCTTGATGCCTTTTAGCAATTAAAATCATTGTTTTTTTTATCATCCTAAAGGGTCATATAAATCATTTACTATTGTAGGTAATCCTTTTTCGTTAACCTCAAAGCTAAATGTTTCAAAACAATACCCCCTGCTCCTTCCACATTTTACTGTTACCCAGTTTTTATTTACTGTATTAGCTTCTAATTGTATTACTGTTTCGGCTTTTTTTTCTAGTGCCGAACCTAAATGTCCAGTACCTAGTTTTGCACTACCATAATTTTGGTGAATTACATTTATTATATGGCAATTTTTTTGTGCTGATATTCTCATTAAATCACTTACTAATTTATTGCTTTCTGAAATGTTATTTACATCAGCTAATAAATCTGCTACACCATCTATAATAACTAATGAAGGGCTATTAATTTTTTCATTCAAATAATATTCAATAAATTCTAAACGTTCTTTAAAACCCACAGTTCTTAATGCAAAGGTATGGTATTTATCTTGTTCTATATTTGAATCCATATCTAAGGGTCTCCTAAAAACTTTAGATGCGTGCCATTGTCCCTGCTCTGTATCAATGTGGATTAAATGACCATTTTTCCTATGTCCTTTTATTTTACCACCATATATATTTGTTCCACTTAAAAAAGCTGATGCTAGTAAAGATACAAAAAATGTCTTCATTGTTTTAGGTGGGGCTGTAATTACGCTTAAATTTCCAAATGTTCCTAATGCTATTGGCACTAATATATCTTCTTTATTTGTTTTAATTAATTTTTCTCCATAAGATAATGCAACTGGTGGATATGGTATTTTTTTTGTAATATCTACAGAACAATCTTGTTCGATATATTCCATTAACATTTTATGTTCGGTTTGTTTTTCTGTTTGTTTGTTTTCCATTTGTTAAATATATAAAAAAAATGGGTATAATTATAAAAACTACACCCATTAATTAAAATTGTTTAATTCTTAAAATGGCAAATCTCCACTTTGTTCATCTACTGCAACCGCAGCTTCTTCTTCTCGCTCTGCAAGTTTAACCGTTCCATCAGTCCAAACAACCTTCCCATTTCCTAAATAGGTTTTTGCTACTTTTGCATCACGTTCGTCTTTAGTTTGTGAATCCGTAAAAGCTACGTTGTTTCCGTATCTTGTTTCGTCTCCAACCGAAATTGTTAGATTGTAGTAAACTGCTCCATCCTTTCCTTTGATAAATTTTTCCTTTGGTAATTTGTCCACTCTAATTGAACCTACGATTAATGTACTCATAATTTATTTATTTAGTTTTAGTGTTGTCAATACACGCAACACCTCGTGTTTTATTTCTTTTTAAAATCATCTGATTCATCTTCGCCAAATACTCCTAATTTATAAAATCCAGTAAGTTTTAAAACTGCTCGTGATAATGCTCGTTTTTCTGCCATCTCAGCAACGTACCAACTGTTGCAATTACCATCTTTGTAATTATCTCCTTTAAGTGCTGAACCAAAAGTTTCTATATTTGCATTTGGTTTTGTGGTAATATATGCTGTTGCTTTCATTACTGCAAATTTAGGTTCACATTTTATAACATCATAGTTAATTGTAATGTTTTCTTTAGCAGCTATCTTTTCTATACCCTGTCTTGTGATTATAACATAGTGCTGATGCTTAAATACATCTTGCTTTTCTAATTCGTACTTTTTGTAAAGTTCTACTAATTTGTCTCTGTCCATTTTGTTTATATTTTACTAATTAATTAATAATTTATTATCTGTTGCTAAACTTTCAAAATTTATTTTTACTTGTGTCGCTATTTCTAAACGTTCTCCCTTACTTAATAAATTTGTAATTACTGTATCACTATCTTCAATATCTGCTATCTTATACCCATTAACTTTTTTATGTGTTATTTTAACTGAGTTTACACATCTTTCCAAATCTTTAATAACTAAAAACCCTTCTTCTGAAAGTATAGCAATTGCGTGTGTTATATTTCTTTTTATTAAACCGTTTAAATGTTTTTTTGTTTCTCTCATATAAGCATCTTGATATGCTATTGATGCAATTTGCTCAATAGATAAAAACCCATTTTCATTTTCCATTAATACATCTGCTATTTTCTGTTTTACTGATATTTTATTCATTTTATTATTGTTTTAATTGTTTAACTTCTTGTATATAATCTTCTGTAATATCTTCTGTGTTTTTTACCATAGCATTTTGAAACCTATTCATTCTTATTTCTAAATTACCAAAAGCCATAAATAAAAGTTTTAGATTAAACAATCCTTTTTTGCTTGTAACGTTTTTTAATTCTTCTTTAAGGTTGGTTAACTTTAAAAACTTGTCAGATAATGATGTTATATCGTCTGCAATTTGACCTAAAGCATTATCAAATTCTTTTACTAGGCTATCTTTTTTTTCTGCTTTCTTTTTACCAAAATCAGAACCATATTTTTTTTCAAAAGCTTTTGCCTCAATACGTTCTTTTACTTTTCTTTTACCATCCCCACTATCTACTATCTCTTTTGAAATTTGCTTTTGTTCTTGTGGTGTAAATTTTACTTTAGATGCGTGTATTGCTTTAGCAAATTCTTCAGCGTGTGTACAACTTTGTAAACTTTCAACTGCTATTTTATCTAATTTACCAGACTCAATAAGATTAATTCTTCTTAACGAAGATGAAACTTTTTGTTGTGCCCAACCTAAAAAATTAGCTATATCTTCCGATGATGTTTTACGGCCGGCCGTAATTTCTAAATATTCTTTAGCAACCTTTACAGTTTCATCGGTTACGCCAATACTATGTGACCATTCTTGCATATTCTCGTTAGCCATTATTTGTATCATAGTACCATTATCAATTTCCTTAATAGGTAACTCAAATTCAAAATCATAACCAAAACCCTCTGCAACTCTTAACGATTCTATACGGTGATGACCGTAAGCTATTTCTATTTTACCATTTACTTCGCGAGCAACAAGGTTATCCCAAAAGCCAGTTTTTTCAATAGATTGTGTTAATGCAATTATCTTATCTTTATTTAAAGGATAATGCTCAATGTTTCTGTAAGGGTTTGGACTTACATCTTTTACTTTTACTTTCATAATTTTCTGTGTATTTAATTAATAAAAAACAAATATATAAATAATTTTTAATAAACAACTACTTTTATAAAAAAGTTGTAGAATTATTAATTTCAAGAAACGCCTTTAATTCTTCTATTTTGTTTTGTAAGGCTTCTATTCTATATTCGTATTGATTCAGTAAAGTGTCTGTTGTTTGTTGTGAGAAGTGTGATTGCATTATACTATATTTATTAATAATGATTTAACATCTAATAACCTTTTGTATAATGCCATTTGTGTAAAAGCATCTAAATTAATAGTTGCAAATTTTAAACTTGCTTCTAAGTCTTTTACTTCTTGTTTTAAATCGTCTTTTTGTGTTTTCATTTCTGTTTGTTTTAAATTAATAATAAACAAATATAAACAAAAAAGTTAATAAAAAAAACTTTTGTATAAAAAAAAGGATATAAAATTAATTATACCCTTTTTTAAAACACAAACAGAAAATCAAATTTAGTCTTTTAAAAACTATCTACCAAATTTTTATACTTTAATATCATTTCTTCTAATTCAAAGTCCGCAAGCTTAATTGTTTCCTTTGCTTTATAATATAATTCTTCAGCAGTACCATCACCATATTTTTCATCTAAGTATTTAGAAAAAAGGAATTGTTCTCCATATCTAAAAACATTGCACCCAGCACATTGGACTGAGCAATTTAATTCCAACCATCTGGTTGAGTAGTGTTTACGTGATTGAAAATGTCCGTTCTGAAGTTTTTTCCAATGGTCTACTTTACCACAAGTAAAACAAGTTGCATTACCAAATTCATCAGCATTTTTTAACCTTATATATTGGCTAAATACTGCATCAAGTTTTTTAACTAATTTACTTCTTGTAACTTTTTTAGACATTTTATTTTTTAATTTAAAATAAAAATAATAACTTTAAACTTTTTTAATACTTCATATAAATATATATTAACCAATATAAATATATAAATATAATTCTAAAGAAATATAAAAATAAAATATTAAATATTATTAAAATAAAAATAATGATATTTGAAATATATTCTATTTTTTTTGCGATATATACTTGAATTTTTCAACTCCTCTGCTACCAAAGTAAGCAACATAAACAGTAATTAAAAGGCTTTTAAGAAGTTCTATCCATTCATTACTTACACCAAAATCTATATTTAAAGAATCTAACACAATTAAAAAAACCGATGATATTGTAAGAAATATTAATGTAAGTGGTCTTGTGTTTTTAGACAACCAACTATCGCTTGACATATCGCTTGTCCATCGTTTAGAAATTTCTTGTGCTTCTACAATATCCATTTCAAGCAGCTTTAAGGCTTCTTCTTTATTTTGTGGTGTTATACCACTATCGCCTTTAATAAGTTTACCTACCATCTTTAAAACACCAGCATCAGGTAATAAATCACTTGCTGCACCTAATAAATCAGGAGCAACATTAGCTAAAAATTGACCTACTCTGGTTTCTTTAAATTTCTTTTTAGGCTTATTCATCTTTTTTTCTATAAAGCAACCACCATTTATGAAGGGTATATCCGATAGTCAAAACCAAAAGAATGATTTTTAAGATTGTATCTGCATTTGTCATTGAAAAAATAAATGCACTAAGGTTTATTGCAAGTAATTTTATATCTCTATCATTTTTATTTTTCTTTATAAGATTTATAACAAATAGCAATAGCCTGTGATTTATCGTGGTACTTCATTAACTGAGGCACGCACCTTATCATAAAAGCACTTTGTTTTTCGTTTGGTTTCTTTTTTGGTATTGGCATAACTTATGACCAAGTGCGATACACACCTTGTTTTTTAGTTACTAAAACTTGTTTTCTATTATCTTTTTCATTTTTATAAGAAACGTGCAACCATCTTGGCTCTGCCCCAAATTCCCAAATAAGCTGGTCAAAGTCTAAATTATCTTTAATGTAATGAAACATATCAAGATTGGATTTGCAGCCTTCTTTATCACAAGCCATACTTGTAATGTCTATTGCTTGACCTTTTAAGTGAGATGACGTATGCGAGCCTTTTAAGGCACTATTAAGTTCTTCTGACCTAAACATACTATTGACTCTAATTGGACAATCTACCCATTCTCTAAGGGGTTCAAAAACCTTTTCAGCTAGTAACTCCATATTTTTAACATCTTCAGCTTTTGGCTTGTTTGCTATTTTATGTTGACTTGCATAATTAGACTGAGTAGCTTCTTTATACGAAATGTGTTTACTTATTTTCTTCATCTTTTTCTTCTATTAATTCATAAGAACCATCCTGAAGATTAATGTTTATTTTACCGTAACTTTCTTCAAGTTCTTTTTTATTTTTTTCTTGCTCATTTACAAGTTCAGCGTACATATGTGAAAGTGTATGTGATTGTGTTTGTAATAAACCTAAGTCGTGCAAAATAGCACCTTTCTTTTGTTCCTGCTCTTGTAAACTTTTTAACTCTGTTTCTGAAATTTTTAATTCTTTTGACATTATATTAATTTTATGATTAAATACAAAGATAGTAATTTTTATTAAACTGCTGTGCTTGTTATAGTACCATCATTTGCAACCGTAATTTTGTATTGTGTGCCGTTCGGAGATTTTAAAACCAATCCATTTCCTGCTGTTTCTATTGAAACATTTCCTGTTGGGTCAAATAATATGTGGTTGTTTTGATTTGCTCTAGGTGTAATAAATAGTTTGTCAGTAGCACCTGAATTTTCTCCATACATTATACGAGTAGCACCATCTCCACCTCGTAACCTTATATTACAACTTCCTGATGCGTTTGTATTTTCTATTAAAACTAAATTATTTGTATCAGTTTCGGGTGCTGTTGAAGCAACAGAAGCATTAACTTCTAATTTAACACTTGGTGTCGTTGTTCCGATACCCACATTACCATCTTTAGTAATACGCATTCTTTCTAGGTTACCACCTACAGAATTATATATTTTAAACGATAAGTCTCTACCAACACCACCATCGTTATTGTTGTGTATTGTTATATTGGCATCTCCATTGTTAAACGTTAAAAAAGACTCACTACCACCAGCAACGTTAATGTTACCGTTTACATCTAATTTTTGATTAATTGTAGATGTTCCTATTCCTACTTTACCGTTTTCAAAAGTATAATTACCTGTATTTAAAAACCTTATATCAGCACCAATAACAGACGAACCAATTTGAATTTGATTATTAGTGGCTAATTTAATAACATCCCTAAAAGCACCTCCATTATCTTTAATTAAAATACCATTACCATTGTTTAAATTTATGTCTCCTCCAAAAGTTGCGTTATTTCCATCTAATAATAAAGGGGTATTTGAGCCACCATTAGTTTGAAAATACATTCTTGCATTACTACTTACTAAATAACTGTGGTCGTTATGGATAGCCTCTAATCTTATTGACCTATTTCCTGCGGTAGCGTTTAAATGTGTTCTTACACTT